AAAACTCGGGTGTTTTCCGAGAAGGAGGTGCAGCAGAACTTTACTATGACAACTCTAAGAAAATTGAAACCACTGGTTCAGGTACAACCACATATGGAACTGCATTAACACAACAGTTAAATGTAACTGGTGTTTCTACATTTGTGGGTAACGCTAATTTTAATAATGTTTATCTAGGTGATGCTGATAAGATATATCTTGGTGATAGTGATGATCTTGAGTTATATCATGGTGGATCTTTAGATAATCACGGATATCTTAAGAGTAATAATGGAAATCTTTATTTAACTAGTGCATCTAATGGTTCTGTACATCTTAGAGGTTATAACAAAGACAACCTTGTTGTACAGTCGTCTTCAGTTCAGATTTTTTACAATGAGTCCCTGAAAGTTGAAACCACAGAACAAGGTGTTGGTATTTCTGGAACAATTACTGTTTCTGGTCAGAGTTTAGTTTCTGGTATTTCTACTTTTGAAAGTGCATTAAACGCTGATGCTGGAATAAACGTTGGATCATCACAGAATCTTACTTTCGGATCTGACTTTAATATTTCTAGTAATGGTACTGATACCGCAACAATTCATTATGAAGGTGCAGATAGTGGTGACGCACTCAAATATAGAGCAGGAAAACACCAGTTTATGAATGAGGCTGGATCTGCAACCTTCATGCGTGTCACTGCTGATGGACCAGAACTTTTGGAGGGTGGATATGTAAGACTTCAGGCTGTTGGTCATGGTGTGACTATCACTGGTGGAGTATTCGCTTCTGGTATTTCTACTTTTGCAAATGGAACCATTCACATTGGTGAATCTACTCCTGATAAAGCAGGTTCATCGATGATTATCGGTGGAAATAATGAAACCATGGGCATCAACTTTACTGGTTCCAATAGTACTGATCTCAATTCTACTTACTATAAAAATATTAGAGTACACAAACAAAGTGATTTCAAATATAATTTGGAGTTCCATTCCAACGGATATTCTGCTGGTGATGTTGGTGACTTCATCTTCTACAGACGACAAACAAGTTTTGGAAGAACAGAAAGAATGAGGTTGGAGGGTGAAACTGGTAACCTAACTCTTACTGGTACTTCTAGTGGTGGTATCTGTTCTGCTACTTCATTCTACGGTGATGGTTCAGATTTGGCAGATGGCAAATGGACTCTGGGTGCTAATGGTTCTAGTGATTACACATTTACTGGAATTGGATTCACACAAACAACTAATGATCCAATCTTATACCTCGCAAGAGGTAGAGTTTATGAGTTTGTAAATACGATGGGTGCTCACCCATTTGAGATTAGAGAATCCGCAGGTGGTAGCGCCTTCGATAGGGGTGTTACCAACAATGCCGTATCAAATGGGACATTGAGATTTGAAATTCCATTTGATGCTCCTAATACACTGTACTATCAGTGTACATCACACTCTGGAATGGGTAGCACCATAGTAGTCTATCCAAATACTATCTGATTATACCTATAAATAACAAAAAAGTCCAAATAAAATGGCAGCGATAATCACTGATCAACTTCGTATTTTAAATGCTAAGAACTTTGTGGCGGGTGTCCAATCCTCCACAAATTCTTATTATGCATTTATTGGACTCCCAAACGCAACTGATTACCAGACTGACTGGGATACCAATCCACCTTCACCAAGAGACAATCTCAATGAGTCTAATGACTATTGGGATACGATGTTGGCAATGAAGAAGATTGGTACTTCTGATGTTAGTCAAGTAGTCAGAAAAAATACTTGGTCATCAGGTGTTACCTATGACATGTGGAGAAATGATATCAGTATAGATAAACAATCTTTACCATCTGGAGTTGCTGATATATATGATGCAAACTACTATGTGATGAACTCTGACTATAGAGTTTATATTTGTCTTTTTAATAATGCAAATCCTGAGAATAATTTCCAAGGTGG